CCAGCATCCATACTACCTTCTTTAATCTCATATACACGCTTAGCAAGCTGTTGCATTACATGTTTAGACAAAGGCATTTCAGCTTCTGTTTTACCGTATTTCGCAGGATCGTAAGTTTTTATTATAGCTTCTAAACCTCTGTTTTTGCCTCTACTCAAATCATATACTAACTCTGTAGCTAGCATGTATTTATCTACAGGGTCTAACACTTGTTGATCTTCTAGGCCTTTAGCAACCCTACTATCGTTATATCTTTTTATAACATTATAAACAATAGCATCAAAATCTTTTGATACAGATGTTGTTGGGTTTTTAGGGTCTGGCTTTAACATTTCTTTTATAGCAGCTTCTTTTCCACCTAAATCTTTTGTAAGATCATTGTATCGCTTCTGCATTTCATTTGACTTTTCTTGTAATACACCTAAGTCTTTTGAGTTACTAGCTTCAAAAGCAAAAGCCTCTGACTTTGACTCAGCAGTTCTCATGTCAGCTCCAATTGGTTCTTTTAACCAATTTTGCTTATCAACGTTTTGAAACAACTCCCATTGTTTTTTATTCAACTTACCCGTTGTCATACCTTTAGACAAAGCGTAGAAAAAGTTAACAAGATCTTCTTTTGTGTTAACTCTATAATCTATACCTGTTTTTTTCATAAACCCTTCACTCCATGTTCCAAGGTCTTTAAACTTGTTTGAGCTAACAAATCTGCTATAATTAAGAGGGTTTGCCAAAGCTTCGAATACATAAGTAACGTACTCTTCATTCATTAGTTCTTTTTCTTTCTCCCTAATTTCTCTAGCATCTAAACCTTTATCTGTTAGTTCTTTTACTCGACCTGGAGTAAACCTATATGAGTCAACCATATCCTGTATAAAAAGCTCGTTACCAGATTTTACGTCAAATATTTTTTTCTTATCAAAAACTTTAGAAAGCTCAGCTCTAAGTTGATTCGCTACATCAGGGTTTCTTTTCATCATAGCTTTTAAACCATAATGAACAATTTCATGAGGCATTTTACCTGGTTCTGCTATAGTAGTGTTAATCCATATTTTATTTCTTTCTGCATTTATTTCTGCAGCAGCGTCTTTACCCTCGGCTGTAACCCAGTCTGGAGCTTTTTTACTAGCAACAAACTCTAGCTTTCCAGTAGGATCAATAACTGATTTTATACCTTGAAACTGACGGTTTATGATTTCCGTAGCCTTTTTATCATCTTGCCAGTCTTCGTACATGTAAGCTGTTTTAAGCTGGCCAAAAGAATTGTTTTTAAGATCATACCACTTTAACAGCTCTTTGTTTAATCTTTCTATCTCTTTAGTGTGAATTCCTTTTTCTTTACCCTTTGTGTTAAAAGGAGTAAGGTAATCTATTCTTTCTTGTATTCTGTTTACTATCATCGAGGACTCTCTATGTACTGACTCTATACCTTTCCACCAAACCTTACCTCTAAACATTCTACTTTGAACAGGTGCAATACCAAGTGACGCTAAAGGTTTACCTAAACCGTTATAACCTCTTTGAAGGTTACCAGCTTGTTTTTGCATACCTCTTATACCTAAAGCTCCAAACACTAAGAAGTCAACAAGCATTTGATCTGTTGTTTCAGTAAACTTAAACTCACCATCTTCGTTATAGTAAGTTTCGTTAATGTGTGTCATGAAGGTTTTGTTACCTCTCACGTCAGCGATAACAGCCTCTAAGTTTTGTGCTGTTTGAACAGAAGCCATACCAGCAATACCACCTTTTACAGGGTTGTTTATTATAGCGTTTAAAGCTGGGCTAGATGATTTAAGAAAAGGTAATGCTTTACCTATACCATAAAAAGCAACCCCACCACCCATATGGTAGTGCTCATCAAAAGCTGTATACATTTTAAGTTCCTCATAAAAAGCATGTCCTAGGAAGTTTGTTGTATTTCTAATGTTTTGGCCATAACCGGTAATAACACCGCTTTTTCTAAAAGCAGCGGCAGTTCTATTTGCTAGCCTAGGTATACCTGTTATAATACCTGTTTTCTTAGCCGCTACATCTATTAACGCAAACTCTGCTAAAGCTGGTACAAAACCAGTAAAACCTTCCCATGCTCTATAACCTATGCTTCTTTTCATTCTGTTTTCTTTAGCTTCATCAGAAACTAAATTACCATAAGTCATATCTAGACTTTCTGCTACATCTTTATATTTTCTTTCAGTCCACAAGTCGTGATCTTTAACCTTCATATAATCACCTTCATCAAGTTTTTCAAACAACTTGTCAGCACCAGTCCATTGAGCTAAGTCACCTTTAAAGCCTTGAGCAATCATATCTCCACCTTGCTTTACTGTGTCCCAAAAACCAGTGTTGTTAGCAAAGTTACCAGTACCCATTGTTTTATCAACGTTCATTAAAGACATTCGTTTTAAAACTTCTTTCTCTTGTAGTATTTGTTTTCTGTCGTCTCTATGATTTCTTATACCTAGCTTCCAGTTTCTAGATAAGTCTTTGTCTGCAAACTCATCTTCGTCAAAAAACTTATTTTCTAAAAAACCAAACTTTTGTTTTTCATAATTCTCTAATAGACCTACATGTCCAAGTGGTGAGTCAAACTTATTGTTTGTTAAAAAGTTTTCAGCTCCAGTTTCTTTAAAACCTGCTTTAGATGCCGCTGACTCTTCACCTGACACTATAGAAGCTCCACCTGAGTCGTCACCGTCTGTCGCTATAACTCTATTATAGTATTTACTTAAAACAGAAACAGGCACACCCTCATAGATATTTCCATGTTTGTTTGTACCTGTTTTATATTCTTTTAGTATATCCCAAGCTTCAGGATCGTTTACTATAAATGGTTTAGATATTTGCTCGCCATCATAATCGTTTAAAGCTAACTCTTTTAATTTTACGTGATAAACAGAATCTACGTGATCAGAATAAGTTGGGGCAACATAGTCAGAGTTTTTTACATATTTCTCATACTCTTTCATTTGCTCTTCATCAAACTCAAAACCACCTTCTGATGGTTTTTTAGTTATCTTCTCTATACTATTACCCTCGTAATCATATAAAGTACTGTTTCCTAAATCCTTGTTCTTAGTTTCTATTTCATCATAAAGCTCTAACATTCTTTTGTTTTGCTCTAACGTTCTATCTTGTGGCTTTGTTTCTTTTTGAAGTTTCTTAAGCTCTCTAACATCGTCAATTATAGATTTTTCATCTATATTAGAAGCTTCGTAATCGTAGTTTTCATAAATAGCTACAACAGCTGATTCATCTAGATTTCTTAATTTTCTTTCTTCTTCGAATCTAGTTTTGTTGTTGTCAGCTTTTACTCTTTGCTGCTCTACAACTTTAGCTTCAAGACCTTTTTTTATTAAAGAATCTAATTCTGTCTCTTTAATTTTGTTAAATTTATCATTTGCTTTCCAACCACCATACCAAGAGCTTTCACCATAAGCGGTTTTAATACTTTTAGCCATTTTCTTATAGCCATCAGCGTCACCTTTATCTGGATCATTATAACCATCTAATAAATTTTCCCAGTCTATAGAACTATCACCAAGTTCCTCGTAGTTTTCTTCTGTAGGTTCAAAACCTAAAGAGTTCAACACTTCGTACTTATCTTCAAAATAGTTTTCTATTTGAGCTGTAGCTTCTGGCATTTGAGCTTTGTACTCCTCCGAGTTAACTCTTTCTGATTCTATTCTAGCAATTTCAGCCTGCCTTTTTCTTTCTAACTCAGCCTCTAACTCTCTATGTTCTTTGGTAGTACCACCACTTCTACCGCCATATTGACTTGTATTGAATTTAGCATCGCCCATATTATATTATTTAAGTTTTCCGTTACTATAAAGTCTTTTTACGATACCTTCCATTGCAGGCATTGTTAAATCTGAACCAGTCCATTCAAAGTTCATAAGTTCCATTAGTTGATCTCTTGATTTACCAGAAGATGTGCTAGCGTATCCTTTGTTTTTAGCAATATCAAATATTCCATAAGAACCTTCGCCTAACTCAACTATTTGCAAATCAGTACCAGCAAACACATTATTTTGCCACTCAGAAACAGTTAGCTGAGGGTTTGATTCATTTTTCTGCATCCAACCAGCAAAGCTAGGCGCTCCTGTGTTTTCACTACCACTACCACTACCGCTGCCTTTTTTCTTTTTATTGTATACGGATCCTGAAGCGGCTTGTTGTTCTAAAACATTTAAATACTGGTCTATAACCATGTCTTCAACTTCATCTCTTCTTTCTGGGTTTTTCAAAACCTCATCAGGTATACCTAAACCATTCATGTTAAAAAAATCATCATTAGCCAAAGAGTATAATGTTTCTATACCACCTTGCTCTACCATAGATTGCAGTTTGTTTCTATGCATCATTTTTGTAGCTGGATTAAAAGGTTGGCCTGATTTATATATATCAGCTGCCATCTTCTGTATTGCATCTCCAGTCTTATAATCTTTGTTAAAGTAATCAGGTAGATCGCTGAACTGAGTGATATTACCATCACCGTCTTTAAAAGCTAATGTACCATTTTCATTAAACATCATATCATATTGATCAGTGTAGACGTCAGTCAGCAAACCCATTTCACCAGTGTTATTACCTTTTGAAAAGTTACCGCTAGATAAATCAATACCTAAATCTTTTTTGTTACCACCAAACAAATCAACTTGAGCTTTTGCAGATTTAAAAGCGTTGCTAACGTTGTCCATTTGTTCTTTGAAAAATAAATAATCATCACTGCCAACCTCATAATTACCTATCTGCATAGCTGCGTCAGCATATTTTCTTTTACCTTCTTTTAAAAACTTATCTAAACCTGGCTTATATTTTTCTGGTAATATCTGAGCATCAAAACCTTCTGGCATAGCGTTGATGAATTTCTCCATCTTAGTTTTGTTGTCTCGCATTGTTTTCTTTTTCTCAAGAAACATTGCTTGAAGTCTATTATCAACGTTACGTCTGTTGTTGTCAGCTCGTTGTTGTGTTCTTCTATTGTCGTTTGCGTATCTTTCGCGTCCTGTGTATAATGCCATAGTTATTTGTTATTTATCCTTGTGATGCTACTGCACCGGCGTCATTCATAAATACACCACCTAACTGACCAACACCACCAACAATAGCCTTGTTAGATTGTGCTATAGCTTCATTAGCGTCTTTAAGTGTATTTTGTGATTGTCCGTACATGGTTTCTACTTTGTCTTTTTCAGCTCTTCTTGATTGTAACTCACCTTGTGCTTCAAAGTTATTTAACTGTGCTTGCATGTTTGCAGATCTCATTTGGTTTTGAGATTCTTGCTGACCAATAGAAGCAGACGCTTGTTGGTTGTTAGCTGATTGCTGTTGTGCCATAGCTTGAGCTAAACCAGCAACACCAGATCCACCAGCTGCAGAATTCATACCACCCATAATGTTTGATAAGTTCTGACTGTTTTGTTGGTTTTGCATATCAGCTTGCTGTGTATTAACCGTAAGATCTTCCATAGTGTTTTCCATGTTGCTATACACGTTCGATGTGTCAAGGTTTTCATAAGCTGTTTTGTTTCTTTGAAAATCATTTTGCGCGGCACGTTGTGCTTCTTTTCTTTTCTTACGACCTATAAGACCAGAAGCGATAGATGTTCCCGCGCTTACTCCTCCAACTATAGCTGCTGCTGTTAAAAAACTCATATATTTTGTTTTAATTTATTTATATCATTACTTGTAATCAAAGGATCTTCAAAGTTCTCAGCGATTACTTCTTTTTCTATTTCTTCTACATCTGTACTATCTGTAGCGTGAACAGTTATAAACACACAATCTGTATGTGTATATATTATTCTTTTTGTTCCTGGTTCTGTTATACCATGATGTGGACCTTCTAAGTGTTGCACACCGTTTTCTGTTAGTATAGACATTTTTCCTTTCATTAAAAAAAACGGATGTTTCTTTTTATGTATCTTTGTTACTAACAATTCACCAGCAGGGTTAAATATTTCCCTTATATAACAACCGTCTGCAAAACTATGTTTCACTGGGTTTAACTCATGTGTTTCTTTTTCTGACAACCAACCACCTTTATCTCTTACAGTTGTTTCAAAGTCCACAATAGATTCTCTAAAGGCTTTTCTTTGTCTTATCTCCTCTCCTATCTCCCAAGCTTCTTCAAAATTAAAACTATGTTTAATACCTAGTTCTTCTGTCATAGCTACAAACTGTGCTTTAGACTCTTCTTTAGTTAGTGGAGCTTCTTCCACTTGTTTGTTTATTTTATCTATACTCATTTGATTTAATTATAGATATATAGTTACACTTTTTTAGTATTATTTACTACTTCCAGTGATCTCGCTACCGACTGCAAACATCTCGCTAGGTCTATTAGATGTGTTTCTAAACTCAACTTCTGCAAAATAACCTGTTAAACCAGATAGGTTAATTCTAGTATCTTTAACAAAACAAATAAAACTACTACTTGTAGGTCTAGGTGTAGAGTTTGATATATCACAAACAAAAGACAACCTATCAGCAGCTATAGATATTATAGCACCCATCTTTATTAAACCAGTACCATTAGTAACAGCATCGTCATGTTGAAAACCACCTAGAGATGATTGCCCTGTATAGTAGGCAATGTCATCTTTTTGAGCTGATATGTTTATTGGTGATGTAAATGTTATTGTTATTTGTGCCATATCTTATTTTTTATTGCAATATATTTTCCCATCGTACTTCGTGTTCTATAGTATAATTTGCACCTGATATAAGACCATTACCACTATTATGGTTAGCAGGAATATTAAGACTTGTTGAAGTAGAGGACTTGATGTTCCAGTTTTCGTTGTTAACAGAGTTTGAAGAATTCTCAACAACACTTGCTGTAACTGCAGTTAGAGCTGCGCCATTATATTTTAATATGTATCTTATAGTTGCAGCACCACCACCACTAACTCTAGCGTCACCAACGTGATCAACATAGCTAGGTACTATCGTCTGGCTAATCCCCCAGTTTACAAAAGAAACTTGTATTTGATTAGACCCTGTTGTTAAACCACTGTGTGTTACTGTACCAATGTTTGGGCTGGACAAAGTATAGAATGTGCTATTTTGTGTTGAGTCGTTGTATTTCCACACGCTAGAAGATGTAGGATTGCTACCACTTCCTGATGAAGCTATAGTAACGTTAACAGTTGCAGCTGGGCTATCAGCACCATGACCATCAGTTACTTTGTAAGTAAAACTATCAGCTCCAGAGCTACTAGAACCTAATGGTGTGTACGTAGCTAATCCAGTACCAGATACTATTGAAACAGCACCTTTAGTAGGGTTTGTTACTTTAGTATAAACTAAACTACCTCCGTTTGGATCAGTACCAGCTAACTGTATTGTTGTTGCTGTGTTATTAGGTATACTAGTTGTTCCAGGTGGGGTGGCTGTGGGTGGTGAGTTTATAAACTGATCTACGTTAAAAGCTACTGTAGAACTAGTTGTTCCTTGCCAATAGTCGTAAGCATCTATTATAAAATCTACAGAGTTTATAGGTGTCATTTGATACGAATATGATGGGCTTGTTGATAGTTTTGAAAAAACTACATCAGACTCTGTAGTGTTATTATCACCTATATTTGTTTCAGCATAAAGTGGATCACCAGTTCCTGGTGAGTGCATAGCTAAATTTACAGTGTTCATTAACCTAAAAGGAACGTCATCTGTTATAGTTAACGTAACAAACCTATGTTGTTTGGATGGTGTAACTTCGCCCGTAGCGTAACTAACCGTACTCGATGGTAAAGCTGTATAAGATCTTGCTCCAGTAGCCAAAGATACTGTTGAATATGTAATTGTTCTTTGGGATAATTGCTGTATTACTATTGGATGTGTTTGAGTTAAACCTAAAGTAGTTGTTCCTGTTGGTGTAAAAGTAATAGTATAAGTATCGTCGTCTGTTACAGATGGAAATGATATAAGTATATCTTTGTAACCAGCTAAGCCAATTGTTTGAGAACCATTTGTTGTTCCGCTTTGAAAAGCAAAAGTAATAAAATTATAATAATGCGTATCTTCATTTGTTACGGTACAATTAAACGTAGCCCCAACAGTACCGTAAACTCTTAAAACTCTACTTTCACCGTACTTTGGTACAGCGTTTGTGCTAATATCATATGATGATATAATGTTTGATTGTACTGGTATTGTTTCCGCGGCTGATATATTAAAGTCTATGTTATCACCACTAGCGTTACCACCAGGAAAAGTATACCCAACAACAAACATAGTGCTAGTGTGGTATGCTACACCTTGTACCGTGGTAAACGAAGGTGTAGTTGTTATAATATAGTCAGAAGCATTACCAGTAGTTATAACTATAGCTGGTGCTGTTGTAAAAAACTTACCAGATGCACAAGTAAAAACTCTTGTAAATAAAGCTGTTGAAGCCCCAGTGTGACCAGTTGCCGAGTAAGCATTACCACTACTACCAGTTGGTGTTACATTAGAAGCCGTGTTTGAGTCCCATGTACCAGCTACGCTTCTTAGTTTTTCACTAAAAAGTATAGCTCTACCATCTATGTCTATAGTAATAGTTGTGTTACTAGTAGGCATTGCAAAACCATTCTTAAGATCAACAACAACATTTACTTTGTTACCAACAGCGTTTGCTGTGGTAGTATCAGAAAGTGTTATAGAATTTATATTATTATTAGCAGCCGTGTTATTAGTGAAGGCAGCGGCAGAAACAACGTGACCAGCGTTTGGTGTTATAACCAAAGTCTGTGTTGCTAAGTTTGTTGTCCCAGCAGTTGCTACTACTGTCTCTGTTGATATTGTACAATCAAATAATGCCATCTAATCTGCGTTTTCTGTTATTGTTAATGTAATTTCTGTGAACCCACCAGTATCGCTTGTTACAGTCCCTTGACCTATACCTTGCACTGCAAATTCATTTGTGTCTATTGATTTAACACCTGTTGTTGATACTCCTTCTATGAAGTTAAACCATTTGTTTTCTTTGTCTTTAAACTCAGTAACAACACCTTCTTGTAAATCTGTTGTTATGCTTTTGTTGTACCAACCTTGAAGAGATTGATTATTATAGTATTCATTATCATTTAAAGTTGCTTTCCAATAAGCTTGAGTACCTTCATAGTTTAATGTTCTAAAAGTTTTCACCGAGGCTGGTTGATCGTTAAATATAAACTTAATCATTGGTTCTGTAAAAGTACCATAAAAAGTAGACATTAAGTCTACACCATAAGTAACAACACCATGCTCGTACATATCCCCACCTTTAAAAGTGTAATACGTGTTGTTAAGTGAAGCACCTGATTCTGGTATAAAAGATTTTCTCGATGTCCAACCCGTAACTTTCTCACTAAATGATATAGTTGTATCACCAAAATCTCTGTGAAGATCACTAACTTGACTACTATCTTTTATAGTTAAGTTATATAACTTTCTATTTTCATCATAAGATCCTATTATTTTGTCTGAGCTAGCAGTGTTTAGTTTGTCAGAAAAGTAATCAACAGTGCCATGATCAGATATAGGTGTTATACCATCTCTTGATAATCTAATAACAGCTCCTCTTGATTTGTCTGTAAAGTATGCTTGATATCCGTAAGCAGCAAAAGACTCTGGGTTTGAAGATATACCAAATTCACCAACATAAGGAGTTGATTGACCTAGAAACCTATTAGAAGCTACAAGGTTAGCGCTTCCATCGGCATTAAATAAAGCATCTTTATCACATAGTATTCTTATACACTTATCTTGACATAATGTTATTAAGTTAGTGTCTCTTGCGTGAAGCTTTTGTATACTACCATAACTTGGATCAATGTCTTTTGTTATAGCTTCTGCCATTATAAACTGGTTAAGTTGATTCACGCTTGAGTTAGAGTTGTATAAACCTGAAAATATTAACCCATTAGTCTTATACTCTCTAGCATAAGGTTCTGCTAATACTGTAGAAACTTTAGGCCCTTTATCTATCATAACAGCATTGAAATCATCTCTTATTCTGTTTGATTCAACTCCGTTACCAAAAGAGTAACAGTTAAACCAACCTAGTGTTTGTTGGCTACCGTGACTACTTGATACCGTGTATGCATTACTAGCCTCGTTATAAAGATCAAGCCCAATATCTTCTAAGGGTTCTGTCTCAAATATAGCTGGGTTTTTACTTCTTTCAGCATCCAACTCATCGTCGCTGAATTGTTCTAGTATTTCTAAAGGAGTTTTTATAGCTAGAGACTTTCTACCTGTAGAACCTTTATCACCAAACTCAGCAAAATTAGTACCGTTAATAGTGCTATTTTCATCTTCAGGTGCCCAACCAACTGGTTGATCAAGATCTAATGTCCACCTAATAACTCTCATACTACCAAACTTACCTGTCGCTATAGCATTTCTATCATAAGCAACACAGTGATTTCTTCTCCACCTTTTTATCGTATAAACAGTTGCGTTAGGATCATCTGTTAATCTAAGTAAAGCGCCTGGTGTTTGGAAAGCTTTAACTATAGGTGCAAATTGAGGTCGTTCAGTTGTTTCAAAATCGTTCCATCTTTTTTGCCATGCATTTCTATCGTTACCTTTCCACCAGTGATAAGCAATTTCAACTTTATTTTCACCAGCTCTCCAACCAACACCAGTAGTATTTGCGGACCCATTGTTAGCCCAGTTTTTTCTCATTGTTCCAGTACCACCAGCGTCTTTGTTTTTATCTACTTTTGTTCTATCTATATACCAACCACCTTGTTCAGTGTTGTTTCCTTTAGATGTATTTCTCCACCAATCCATATCTTTCGACGTATCGTGGTGTTGCCAAAGCTCAAGACTTTGTATAATTTTATAATTCTCTTCGTTAGCTTTAGATAGTATTGCAGACTCTAATATTGAATCTTTGTTTAGTTTAGCAAAAAACCTACCTTGATATTCTGGTTTTCTTACTGTTTGCTTTTGATAAAACTCTACACTTAAACCTTGTAATGTTGTACTTTCAGTAACGCTACCAAGCCAATCGGCATCTGCTTCTTTAAAAATTCCTTTTATTTCTATTTTATATGCTCCACTAGTACCAGCGCTTTGACCACCGGCGTAATTACCAGATGTTCCACTACCTAAAAAAGAAATGTTAGCAACATCATACTTATCTGTTTCTCTTGTTCCGCTAAATATTCTACATACAAGATTTGACTGGGTATGAAGAGCCATTTGTTGAACATTTGTGTTATTATAGGTTGGATCTGCAGAACCAAACCTAGCTTCCCACTCTGTAGAGTCAATAGAAAAATGACCTGTATTTGACGAAGGATAACCTATTGCTAAGAATAGTTGACCATTATCAGTTCTAGAAGGTAAAACACCTTGGCTAACATCTTGTATTCTTATATAATCAGGGACATCGTTTGAAACTGCTAAAACTTTATACCTAGCCTCATCAACAATAGCAGCGTCATCATTGTGACCTTTTTTAAGTATTAAAAACCTATCCTCATGAACTTTGTTTCTTTCAGAGGAAGGAAACGATATCCAAGCGTTACCATCTTCAGCTTCATAATGTCTATCCATAGCAACATTATAATACTCGTTAGATGTTTCTTTAATAAAATATTTATATGAAGTTGCCCACGCGGGTGGTGGACTGATAACTTTTATTTTAATGTTATTGTATAAAGCAGCTTGTGACTTGTCTAAAATAACAGAACCAGTGTTTGCGTCTGTAAATACAGGTGTTTCTCTACCAAAAGCATCTCTATAAACAATACCTACTTGATAAGTTCTTAATGTTTTTATAGATTTACCTGGGAATCTTGGTGTTACAGCTGTGCTTCCACCAATAACAACCTCAAACTTAACGCTAACATTTTGGTAGTTAGAATCTTTCATGTCATAACCAGATTGATAGTTACCGTAAACTAATCTATTACCTGTTATCTCTTGAGCTCTTGCCGCAACAGGAACGTTGTCCCAAGGTCTAAGTGATTGATTAGCCGGTATAACAGCGTGTATTATTTCCGATGTTATTTCTAGTTCGTCTGCTGTATACTCTGGATCAACATCACCATATTCTGATTTTATACTTTTAACCGTGTATACATTAGTATTGTTGCTTTCTTTATATAAAATATCTATTTCAACACAGTCTTTAGGTATGTCAGCCGTAACAAAATCAGATATTTTTAAAGATCTTATATTGTTTGTCATACCTAAGTTGTAACCTTTTTTAGCTTGATAATCAAACTCATCAGGCGAAAAAGCAACCTCGGAATAAGGACCAATAGCTGAGTATTGACCATCTTTTAATTTCCATCTGTATGCAAACCTAGGGAATTTAAACTCAAACATAGGTTTATCTTCTACTAAAACTATATTCCAATTTTGTTGTCCTTGTTCTATTTCTTCTGATATAGCATCTATACTTACTTTGAACACCATTGGTGATGTGCTGTAAGTTTGAACAACCCTTAGTCTAACCTCTTCAGCTGTTAGCCCAGCGTTACCAGTACCAGTTGCTGTTGCTTTTAATTGATCACCAACTCTCCAGTCCATAACTTGAGATCCTAGTATTGTTATATTAAAAGGAGCTATAGTTGTTTCAACAGGAACTATATCACCAAAACTGTCTGTTGTAGTAAAACTATTATTCACTATTGGACCACCCATAGCTGTAAAAATACCCTCAACCACACCATCTCTTTTTGTATTACTAAAAGTAATTGTAGGTGCTGTCACAGGGTTTTTCTTTATAACTGTTACGTCTTCTAGACTAAAGTTTCCAGATATACCATCAATGTTGTATAGAGTTGTTGTTGTTGAGTAATTGACGCTACCTGATTTAAACCTAGATATATTAATCATTTTAGGTTCTGTTTGGCCGTCTGTCCAGAAGAGTAGTCCATCTATTGTGTTGATACCACAAATATAAAAAGATGTACTAAAGTTTAGTATTGCATCGGCCTCTGTAGCTGGGGCGTCAACAAGTACTGGTAGTATAGTGTTTTGTTTAGGATCATACTCAATAATAGCATCAATAAGCGTTCCAGTAACAAACCAGTATACCTTGTCATTGATGTGATCTACATAAGAACCAATACACTCAGCACCAGGTATGTTAAGATCAGCAATGATCCTATTACCAGCGACAGTTTGTAAAGATCCAACATCATCACCTTGTGATGAAGCTATCTCTAAATTTAAAGCATCTCTGTATTCACCTTTCTGAATTAATCTTTCGTCTAGGTCTTTGTTAATTTTCCCAGCTCGAAAATGATTTTTAATTTCCGGCATACTCTAGTGTTTTATTTGTTTAGATTTGTTTCTCATTATCTGAGTAATCTCCTCTAATTTTATATTTGATAGTCTTAGTTTAGCAGTTCTTATAGCAGCTTTTCTTTCTTTCTTGTATCTTGCTACTACGTATTCTTGTACGTTTGATCTAGTTGACAGAACAGCATAAGCTATTGATTTGTACATTGCCTCTTCAGCAAACTTATGCACAATCATCTCAGCGTCAGTTCCTAAACCGTCACTTATATATTTCAATGTTATTGTTTTACCAGCTAAGTCTGAGCTAAAATGTATACGACCAAATCTTGGGTCTATATAAAATACACCGTTGCTTTGAGCATTTTCAGGTGTTAAACCGTATCTTCTACCTTCAACATAAACATTTTCTAAATCTCCGTCATCATTATCTGCGTTGTTAGCATTAGCTACATTTTGAAACTGTGTCCATGTATCAGACACTAATGGGTCAACTAAATTACCACTACTATCAAAAGTGTAGTCTAAGTTTCCAGCTTGAGTTATCTGTTGTGGGTTACTTGTTTTTATAGCGGGATATATAACATGCTCTATACCAGAGTTATCTTTCCATGTTAGCTTAACGTAGTTAACATAATCATGAGGTAAAACCATTAGTAAACTTGGTGGTAATTCTATTTCTTGAGACTTAGTAGATTTAAACGTGTCATAAGTTAATTCCTGTATTGATCTTTGAGCGTGAAAAGCTATGTCAGCTCTTTTTATTTTTGGTATTAACTTGTCTTGACCAACGTAAGATATTATAAAGTTGTTTATTATATCTTGAAGCGTTATAAATTGATAGTTACCATAAACAGCTAAATCATCAGCAGTGTTAAAACTGCCATCGGCTCCCTCGTAATAATTCTGTTGTGTTCCGTTAAATAGTGGCATAGTTTATTTGTTTTCTTGTTGTATGTTCTGTGCTTCTTCTTGGCTTGCAAACTGAGTTAGCATAGGATCTTTTAATGAGATACCAGCTAATTCTAATATTTTCATAACTAATTCTGATTCTTCAGACTGATGTAATTGGAAGTTTGTTGAGGTTGTACTATTATATAAGGCTTGATTATTAACTACTGTATAACCCCAAACAGCTGTTACAGGTCTAGCTATATAGTTACACACTACGCCTTCGGTTATACTACTTGGATAAACAATTATATTGTTATCTCCATTAGCTGTACTTTGTGATCTAACATACATTGGCCTAGAAAAGGTTGGTGTTGTTAAAGGTGAGTTAATTAAATGATGTATTTCATTTTGCTTGATTTTTTCAATTTCATAATAAGTACCAAGCTTTAAAAAATATAGTTCACCCATTCTGTAATGAGTGGGTAAAGTACCGTTTGAACCAGACATAGTCACTGTTTGTCTATACCTTTCAAACACGTCTACTTTTTCTTGTAACAAATCTAACATATCTGAATACGTTGTATCGTTACCTGGCATTTTACCAAATTGGTTTATGTCATAAAAGTATTGCTCAAATATATCCATCTGAGCTTGATTAGCAAATAAGTTAAACTCTTGTGGTGTTACATAACCTCTTTGTTCTTTATTTGCCGCAGCTAATACTCTTTGATATACTGTGTCTATATTTACCGCCATAATTTTTTATTGTTGTAGTTTGCAATCGCCCCGTAGAGCGACTGCATCTACAAATTGATTATTTAGTTTTTACTTTTTTTGTCATTGCTTTATAAACATCCATACCTTCATCTGTCTTAAACCACGCAGCTAATGCTGAGTAAGGGTGCTCGTCGAAAGGAACAGTAAATAGTTTACGTTTTTCTTTACCAGCTGTAAATACTCTTTGGTCTGCTGATAGTTGTAGTATTCCAGCTTCAACTGCTTTGACACCAAAGTTTCTTAATTCTATTGAATCGTCATTACATAGCTCTAAGAAGTATACAGGGTTAGTTTTAGCAAATAGTACCACGTCTCTTTTAACTTCCTTAGAAGTCATCTTAGACACTTTACTACCTTGTTCTACTCTTAGTATTGATTCTGCCATTTCTATATCCAGTGATACAGCTATGTTTAAAGCTTCAACTTCTAACTCAATAAAGTCTAAGTCTATTTCAGCTCTTCTTACTTCATCTTTTTCTGTATAAAGCAAATCTTTCATAGGGTGATATAAAGAAAGTAATTTTTGTAATGATTGTAATTCTTTCTTTACAACTAACGCGCCGTTTCTAAAAACTATATGACCAAGTGTTACAACTCCAGTTTGTTCATCAACAATTGGTGATCTTTGGTTTGTTGCATACCTTAACTCTCTTTGATAACCTTTGTCTGGATCTAACCATAATAAAGGTTTTCTTTGAGTGTGTCTTGATGGTAGTTTAGATACTATTGGCGTGTCTTTTCCTTTTAGAACGTAAGTTCTGTCTTTTACCTCCCATTTAGGAGATGTTTTTTTATTTTCCATAATATAATATAATTAAAAAGTTAAAATAAAAGTACCGAGGCCGAAGCCCCGGTTCTTTTAAAAAGTAATATTAAGCAGTTGTATTCTTAAGTAATACAAAGTTGTTTGCTGCTTGAACGCATAAACATCTTTCAGTTAAGAAGTTAACTACCATTTCATCTGCATCAGACGTGTAGTTTCCACCAACAGATCCAGTGATCCAAGATTTCATCTTTCTGTCATCCGCTTCAGATTTTCTGTAACGTACGTGTAAGAATGGTCTTGAGATGTTTTTACCCATTGATTGATCGTAAACTGTTGAAGTTCCAGCAGGAACAATAACACCTTCGATATCTCCGAATAAACCTCTTGTTGTAGAATCATTTAAGTATTTCCAGTCAGTTTTGTAGAAGTCATAAGAACCTCTTCTGAAACCAGAGAAACCTAAATTAAGCGCCATGTCTTCAGCGTTGTTAAATACTCCGTAAGAAGCACCACCACCGAAAGCAGCGTTTTGTTGAGCTAACATGTTATCAATAGATAGAGCCGTAGATCTGTCTAAGAACATCATGTTTTCTTCAATAGCACCTTGCTTGTCTAGTTCGTTTAATATAGTATCAAACTCAACTAAACCAGTGTTAATAACAGTTGAATCATGAGCAGCAGTTCCAGTCCAAGCGCCAATAGAATCGAAATCAGCATTGTTATATACTAATCCTCTACCTTCTAAAGCAGCAAATAAACCTTCAGTACCTTGAACCGCGAAGTTCCCAGTACCAGCAAAGCTTGCTCCAGCAAGTTCACCTTCAATCATAGCCATCTCCATTTGATCTTCAAATCTTAAACGAGCTTCATGCTCAGATTTTAAGTACCATAAGAAACCACCAGCTCCGTTTTCAGAAGTAACTTCAACCCAACCGATTTGAGCAGTATCAGAACCATTAACTTGGTATCTGTCTCTCATTATGATTGGTCTGTTGCTAAACTGAGTGAATGAAGCATCAATTGAACCAGCAACTCCACTAGATCCTTTTTTGTATTCAGTACCATAAACAAACAATTTAATGTTGTCAGAGTTTGTGAATGCAGAAAGATCTGCTGTAGCGTAAGGTGCAACTGTGATTACGTTTGCAGCTACTCCTACTACTAAACACTTAGCTGATACTGCAGCTTTAGCGATTATAATAGTATCGTGTAACTGTACTAAGTGTCCAGTTGGAACCGTTATTGTATTACCTGTGTTACTTAGAATCTCAACTTGGTTAGCTGTAGCGATTCCGTCATAAGCAACATGAATTCTACCTTGCTCAGACCAAATTACTTGGTCAGATTGTAAAGGCATTTCAGCTCCTACCATTTTTAAGAAACCAGAAACTGTTCTGTTTCCGTATCTTTCTACTTCTTTCTCGTAGATTTCAGGTAAGAATTGTTGTGCGAAAGTTCCGCCTCCTGAAGCGGAGTCGAAGCTTAAATAGTTATCCCCCCAAAGCGTTTGCGTTGGTCGAGGAGTTAGGTGGGCTAACGCCGCACCTGAGGAATTAAAAGGCATAATTTTTAATTTTTAAGTTAGTTAATTAATTTTGTTTGTGTTCATTTTTACTCGAAGTCTAGATGAATTATCGCCTGTTATTGCTCTCACTTTTAAACCACCAGACTCAATAACATTATTGTGATTTTGTCTAGGGTCCATATTTACGTTCTTTGCTTTAGCTACACTATCTTTAATAGCATCTGCCTTGCCCTGTTCGTAAAAGTGATTTGCAATAGCATCAGAATTCATTGCTGTAAATAAGCCTTTGTGATAACCTTTAGCATCAGCCATTTCGTTATTTTTATTCAAGAACGTCTTGACAAAATTACTAATGTCGCTTTGGGTATCTTTAACTTTAGCCGAATCCTTAACGTTAAACCTAAATTTCTTTTCACCTACCTGATAATCAAAACCTTTGAAATCGTTGTTGAAAACTTGTTCAGTCTTCTTTTGAAAAGTTGTTTTTTGTTGTTCCGCTATTTTCTGAGTTTCCTCAGACTCCTTGTTGTATCTATTAAAGAACTCTACTGCTTTCTGTTGCTCACCCGTGAGCTTTGAACCAGCTTTGATCTCTTCATAGTATTTAGACTTTTGCCCGTCTAAGTGGCTTTTGGCACTAGCAACTTGCTCTTTCAGTGCAATTTTTTTCTTTTTAATTGTTTTCTCATCATCAACATCTTCGTCATAAGAATATTCGTCTTCTATTAAGAAGTCTATTTCTTCGTTGTTTAAATGAGATTTAGTATTTTTGTAATACTCTTTCAATAAAGACTTATCATCATGATTGCTAAAATCTGTGTTTAGCTTAACATAGTCTTCTAAACTACCACCAGTGTCTTCCATAAAGTCTACAACTTTTTGTAGATTTTCAGGTAAAGCTTTTCCAGTCTCTTTAGATTTAATAACAGCTTCTTCAACCTCTTCAGCTAACTCTTCTGTTTGCTCTTTAACTTCTTCTTCAGTTATTTCTTCTAGTACTGGTGTTTCTGCTTCCTGTGTTTCGGCTTTCTCTGGTACTTCTTTTTGTTCTTGTGTGGTGTTGGCATCTTCATTGACTCCAACCACTCCGCTGTTGTCAACGTTATCTTCTTTAGTTTCATCTGGTATTTTTACTTTTACTGGTTCTTCCGGTGACGCAATCTTATTAGGATTAACATCATCGATGTTTACTTTAGCTACGTTTTCTTGTTCGCTTGCTAGTTGTTTTGGTTTTTTTGCCTTTAGAGGAGTGTTTACAACTTCCTCAACGTTTTCTGGCGCTGCCACGTTTTCATTTGTTTTTTCCATAATATAATATAATTAAAAAATTAATGTTTATCTAGGGTCGAAACCATCTAGACTAAATCCACCACCTATAGTATCATTACCTGCAGATTCAAAGTTTTTAGGCGATTTACCATTATTTCTTTGATCTATTAGTTCTGATTGTTGAGATGCTTGAATTTTCGTTCTTTGATCTTTACGATCTTCTTTGTTTGTATCTTTTTTTTGTGTAACCTCCATCTCCATTTGCTTTAACTGTTTGTTTAGTTCAAACTCATAAGCCATTAAATCTTTTTTAAGTTTAGCCTCACTAACCATATCTTGTTGTTTAAATTGAGACTTAGCTTGTTCTAACTGTATTTGTGTTTGCACTAAAGCTTGAGACTTTTGTATTTCAGCTTGAGCAGCAACCTGTTGAGCTTGAGCATTAGCTTGCGCTTGTGCTTGCATATTCTCTTGTTGCATTTTTTGATCTTTTTCTAGCTTTTGTTTTCTACGTATTTTAAGTAGTTGATTTGCTAGTTTAGTATTTTTTATTTGTCTAAGATCAATAGCGTCTTCAAGGTCAATACCTTGTTGAGCAACAGCCGCTTGTATATTGTTTTCTAACAATTGCTTTTCTTCTTCATCTGGTTCTAATTCTATAAATATACCAAAATCATATAAGTGTAGTTCAGACATTTCAGATAAAGTAGCTACGTTGTGCTTACCTATTTGTTGTATAAAAGCGTCTTTTGTTGGCGAATATTCTAGTATATCAGATATTCTTAATGATAAACTTTCACATAATTCAGCTGTTAAAAATAAACCAGCTTGTAATATATGTCTAGTAGCTGTATTACTGTTTGCAGCTGCAAGTTTTTGCACACCAACTAAAGCATTTTTATCTGGTGTTGATGCGTCTTTAGCTTCATTTAAACCAGTTACATCTCTTATCATTTGTAAATAATAGTTGTAAGTTTGTATTAAACTTTGCATTTTTCCACCACCATTACCTGACTGTATTTCTTGTATAGGTATTTTACCTGGGTTCATATCGCCGTCACCAGTCATTGATCTACCAATTACAGAACCTGTTTGGAAGAACATGTTTAAAGCTTCTTGTGGATTATAATTTGTTCCATTACCTAAATCTATTTCAGCAAGTCCGTCAGCGTCTAAGTATATACCATCTGGAACCATTCTAGATAACACCTGTTGAAGTTTAAGGTGTGTAAGCTGTATCATATCAGCAAAGCCAGTAATACGTCCTACAAGTGATTCAATTTTCCCTTTGTACATTCTTGGTGCTACGATGCTATAATTCATTTTAACCTTAGTAAAATCACTTTTAGGTCTCATCATGTTTTTAGCAAGTTGCCATTTAAGTAACTTGTCGCTACCTAGTATCAAAGCTCCTTCATACAAAACTTCTATTTGTTTTTCTAACTTACCAAACCTAGCTTCTAACATTGCATCAGCCGCAGGATTAAAAGTATCATCTTTAACAATAACTTTAGTAGCACCTGTTGCTGTATCTTTTACTTTGTAAACTTCTTTAGCATAAGTTTTGTAGTTAAAATATAAAACTTGTACTTGGTTTTTATCAACTTCACCACCACCTTGTATACTCTTATTGTAGTAGCCACTTCTTTTATAACCTTGTTGATTTACATCTGCTAAATCATCTTCGTTTAAATTTGGAAATTGTTTAACTAATTCGTTTATTGGTATTGTTTTAACTTCACCAACATAATATATATCTTCAAAGTATGGATCTTCTGTATAAGAATAAACTAAATTAGCAGGATCAACGTAGTCTACAGTAACACCACTTGATGTGTCAAAATTGTTTTTAACAGCAGCTATACCTATTGTAGCTAAATCATAATAAAACCTTTTCTTAGTTAACTCATATCTATTACCTTCTAATAAAACACTTATAGCTTGCTCTTCTGCTATTTCAACAGCTTGTTTATAGCTAAGTTGCATGTGTAATTTTAGCTCTTCTTCTGAATCAGGTAAAGTTTCTTTTTTAGATAAATGTAAATCAACTCCAAAAGCATCTCTAGCAAAGTCATTTAATTCTTTTGATTTTAAATCTTTTAGTATATTTTCCATATACTTAGTTCTCTTGCTAACTCCGTAAGGATCTTGAGCGTAAGCTTTTATATCATAAGTTCTTTCAGCAATACCATTAACAACGATATCAACAAACTTAGGTATAATAGGTACTGGTTTCCAGTCTAAATTAAGATAAGATAAATCACCGTTAATAGATAATTCGTCTTTGTATTTTTGTATACTTTGTTCTCCACGAGCATATAATCTAAGCTTGTGAAAACTACTCTGGTGACTAGAAAACCTATAAGCACTGTCATCTCTTTTAAACCACTCGTCCTCAATAGCTTTACCCACTTTCAAGCCGTATTCTTTAGTAACCTTTTCACGGTCACTAGCGACTTGACTAGGGAAGTTTCCTTTCATGATTGACTCAGCCATATTATTGTTTTATTAATTTAGATGCTCCGCCTCTGTTGTTATATTTAGCAAAGCTTATGTTTAGTTTTTGTTTTTCCATTTTAGCATTAGGGTTATATAGATGTCTGTTACAAGCCATGATAGCTAAACCAGAGCTAATAGCAGCATCAAAAGCTGTTCGTTTATTTATGTCAAACTTAGCCCAGTCTTGTAATGTTTCCATAAAATACAAGTCACCGTAGGTATCGTCTGGCTTTCTACCAACATAAGACTGTATATACATTTCAATAGCAGCGGCGTGAGCTTGTTTAATATCTTCGCTTGAATTAGGTATACCACCTATTTCTTTTTCTGCTACAGATAGTTTGTTCCATATTTTATCAGGTCTATTCATACTAAAACCTCTATAACCTCTTCTTCTTAGATAGTATAATAAACGAGGTTTGTTGTTTTCTGCAAGTATAGGCATACCGTAAAATACTAATGCCATTAAGACATCTTCAAAAAATATCTCTGCAGTTTGCGGTCTTGCTACGTATTCTAAAAAGAAACTATTAGGTGGACAGTTTTCCATTGAAAACTTTGTCAATCCATGTAAAGCACCTTTAGATCCTTTGCCATCAACAGTACCTGATATATCGTAACTATCACAACCAAAAGCACCCATGTGTTCATTTCCTGGTGCTTTCCTACCTAGTCTATCTGTAACTATATTGTTTTGTAAATGCATTGGTGGTGTCCAAGATACTTTAAATCTACCTGTTGGGTCTGGATAAAATATAACTTTTGTGTCTTTAACTCCATTAACCCACTGGAAATTACCAGTTGTTAATTGAGACATACCACCTATCTCTTCGTTGTAATCTATTTGTTCGTATATTTTTGCTAAGTTAAATATACTGTTTTTTGTTTCATCTCTAAAAGCATGCTCTGTTGTTCTTGGAAACTGACGATAAAACTCATTAAGAGCATCACCATCGTTCTTTAATCCATCTGCTTCATTATTCCAGTGTTCAATAATTCCGATGTCGATGGGTTCATCATAAGGCCCAAAAGTTTCAGTTTCAGGGGTGTCGAAGACAGGCATCCCAAAACTATCAATGAATCCTTCGTAATTCCACTCCATAGGAATGAACAGACTATAGAGACCTGAGCCTGTTTGTCCATTTCTGTTTCTTTTAGTAACATCTGAAGCATTGTATAATCTTTTAAAGTTATCACCTCCTTTATCTAAAGCGTTTGATGTTGAACCCATCATACACTTTCCTATAATTCTTGATCCTAATCTAAGGGTGGTTTTCGTAACACGCCAGTTGTTGAGGATGTTGTTCGGACGTTCCCACTTCCCCGATTCATCATGGACGAGGAGTTTGAGTTTCTCCCCATCGTAGGAGTTATCACCGGTGTTCTTCCAGTCGATCGTGGTGTCAAGACCCTGTAAGGCTTCGGGTGAGTCGGTACTGACAATACTCCGTCTTGTGAGCTTGGACGCGGGGACACGGAAGGCAAGCTCGGTCTTTGGACGGTCCATTCCGTCCTGGATAGGTTTGAAAAAGAATGGGTAATTAACGGATATCGGAACCACTTTATCTGTGAACATCTTTTTCGCATCGGGTCCAGACTTAGATAAAATACCATATCGGGAGTCGCTAGATATGGTTGCCAAGTTAACCACCTCTCCTGATGCCATAAAGGAAAAGCCTGATCTACGATTCTTAAGGTAGCACAATCCGTACGATCGTATGTCTGCCTTGCAAGCTTCCCAGAATATATAGAAAAGTCTATTTGCTTCTCGAAAGTCTGGCTTCCCAACATCAATCTTGGACCACTGCAGGTACATATAATGAGTACCAGTAATATAAGTAGACTTACCTTTGTTATAATACCAAAAACCTTGTTCTCTTTTATTAAATTCATTCTCTATATAATTTATGTATTTACCTTTAAAATCGTTTGGATATTGTTTCCAATCAAATATAGTTTTTATCCTATGTAACTCTTTTGGATAAGGCGATACTTCCCAGCGATCACTATCGAATTTATGTACTTGTTTAGGTATTTTTGGTAAAGCTATTTTTAAACCCTGTATAAGGTATACTTCTCCTATTTGACCTGTTTTAGATATTATAACAATATCATGCTCTTTATTATAACCGTACTTCCACTTCTTAGACTTGTTTAGTCTAGCTATGGTATTTTTTTTAATAGGTTCTACAACCTCGTATAAAGACTGCTGATACATTACTTAGATCTATTTTCTGCAAAACCACCAAAAGCAACTTCTTCAACTACTTCCTTAGGTTTATTATTTAGCATGTCCTCTTCTTCTTGTATTCTATTAAGTATTTCAAACGCATCAAATATAGCTAGCTTTTTTGTAGCAGCTGCATTTTTAAGCCTGTCTGCGGATATATCATCGTCAGAATCTACAATAGCTTCTTTAGCTACTTTTATTAATTCTTCAACTGCTTTATGCCCAGCTTGGATTATACTCTTTTTCGTTTCCTTGATATTCATAGTTAATTGTAATTGCTGGAGATAAAACTCTGTATAACCTTTCACTATCAATAACAAACTCGTATTCTGAGTTTGGTGCAAAGCCAACTAAATCACCTTTTTTAATATTAGGATCTTCAGTGTACTTAACAATTCCCATAAGCTCTGTTTCTTTGCTCATGTTAAAAATATCATTTGATTCAATAGGTTTAACAAACGAGTAGCCTTTTAAAGCGTGACATTTGTTATTTCTCTTATACATAAATATTTGATCACTGTATACGAAATACTTATTATCTTTATAATACGCATGCCCGTTTTTTTCAACACCTTTCATGTCATGGTATCTTCTAAAAACATTATGATGAACTATAATAGTATCACCTTTTTGTATACCTGTGTCATTTTTTATTGGAGTTTCTAATACTAAAGCTTCTCTATTTACAAATTGATGATTATACATTTGAGTATTTAAAATTAACTCTTTATCATCTATATCTTTAATATTGTTGTATCTTCCGTCGATTGGTGTTATAACAAAGTTATAAATTCCCCTCATTAGTATTCTAAATTAAATTCTACTGCAATAGCCATGTTTTTGTTAAACTCTTTCCAAGGTAAAATTTCCTTGTTTTTTTTAATGAAAACGCAGTATTTATCGTCATCTTCCACTATACTCTCGATGGTATGCCCTCCGTAGACCTCTTGGCCCACGGAGTAGTGCATAGCTTCATTTTTATAGTCTTTACCTATACTAATCTTTCTTATCAGATTCATCTTCTATTTCTTTAATAGATCCGTCCTGAATATTGAT